GCATAGAAGTCGCTTGGCAAGATTGCCTCGCGCTCGCCCGTCTCGATATCGAGCGTCCTGGTGCGAGCGCGAGGGGAGTGAGCCAACAGGGACCGCTGCGCCCAGTTCCAGGAGTCAATGCGCAAGGTTTCCGCGAACAGGGGGTCGATTTCCTCCCCCGCCGCGTTGAGCCTGGGCGTGTCGTCCAGGAACCTACTTAGCTTGGCGTTGAGCGTTGTCCACGTCGTAGTCATTTGTCTAGTAGTCTACACCTCCGCGGTTAGCGAACGGAGCGGCCACCCAGTAGACTTCGTACACATCCAAGTTCCAGGCGTTCATTTCCCCGTACCAGTTCGCGGTTACCCGCTCAATGGAGGGGAAGTCAACGACCGTGTCTTCCGGTCTGTTATATCGAATCAACTCGCCGGTCGGCTGGCGTCGGTGCACGAACTGCAGGGCCTCGCGAGCACCCACCACCAACACGGGGTGGATGTGCTGGGCCTTCGTCAGGATCGCGTAGGCGCGTCCCTGAGCGGCGGCCTCGTTCAGGCTGGTGTAGTCAAAGGCCATGCTGTAAGCTTCGGTGACCGGCTTGCGCAGGGTGATGCGGTTGTTGCCAGCATCGACCGAGTAGACCTCGACGCGCATGGTCTTGCCGTGGTAGGGGTTCACCCCACCGGTGATGCCATACGTGTCGGTCTGCGACGTGTGGAGGGTCAGGAAATCGCCCTTGGCGAACGTGCCGGCGGCAAAGGCGGAGCACTGCAAGTAGTTCACCACGTCGGCTCCGTCCTGGCCGGTGTACCATGTGCTGTCCACGGCAGTCAGGGCGTCGGTCGCGCCGTCGCCCCACTTGATGGGCTCTGTGATAGCAACCTGCAGGTCGATGTTGCCGCAGTTCCACAACACCATGGAGTGTCCAGTATCAACGATCGTCATGTTGCGGTACTGGACCGCGCCACCGAAGTTGTTGATAATGCGGCCGTCTTGCAATTGTCTGAGGTCTATCATCCACTCCTGGGCATTGCTGTTCCACAGCTCCCAGAAGACGCCGGTTGTGGTGAGGACCAGCACAGAGCCCCTGAAGTTGTCCCCAGGGACGGGCTGTGCATAATCCCCCCACTTGTGCAACGTGCTCTCAACGCGGTAGGACATGCGCAGAGCAGACTGCTCCAGCAGGGTGATGTCGAAGGCAAACGCGGAGGATGCCTGGATGGTGGACCAGTCATACGTGCCAAGGGCCCAGGCATTGCCGTCGTAGCCCATAAATTGGAACTGGGCATTGGTGTAGTACGCATCGCGCACTACCCTTTCATGGATGCCCACGACCTGGTCGGCGAGCTGGGCCTCCAGGACGCGGGTGATGAATGACGGTGTGTCGTTGCCATAGCGGCTGACCATGGTGTCCCGGTCGTCCATCTGCCACTTGGCTCCCCATCTCTTGCGGGCGCGGACCTTCCTCTGTCTCGCGTCCACATAGATGGGCCCCATCATCCGCTGATAACGCCCTATGCTTTCGTGGTTGATGTGGGACTGCACCGTCTCCGCGCCGACGAACCAGTAGCCATCCCACTCAACGCCCTGGGGCATGACCATTGTGTTGCCGACAAGCGGGGTGAAGATCACATCTGTTTGGTGAAAGCGTGTGTCGATGATCGCGCTACGCTCATCCCAACTGTCGATGTCCCAAGCCCTGAAAGGGTGGACGTCGAGATACTTTTCTACTTCACCAGCCATATTGGTTCCTCCTTGCTAGGTCAAGCCGGAGCCTGCTCTTTTGCGACGGCCTGACGCATTTGATCCCAACATCTCGCTTCCTCTACCTTCGAGTCTTCCCCATTAGGCCCGGGCATCTTGTGTATTGCCAGGTTGTGCCACGCCATGGCCTCTTTTCTCCAGTAGCTTGGAGTGCCGTCCCCCCCGGCTGGTATCGGGGCAGGCGGTGTGCCTGGGGCCACAGGACTGGGAACGCTCGGATCGGGAGCCGGGGCAGGAGGAGGGTCCGCTGTCACGTCTGGCGCCTGTACATTCAGTACGGCGGCCAGGCGTGCCAAGGACTTCTCCAGTTCTGCGCCCTCCAGCGTGGTACTCTCGATCAGATCAAGAAACGGTCGCACTACCACCTCGACAGGGTCGCCCCCGTCTTCCGGTGTCTGCGCCTCAGTCATTTGGTATGCGAGCAAGTCGGGATATTGCATCAGTACGCCCAAGCGGGCAGCCCGCTCGGCTTGCTGTGATAGATCTACGATTTGAGTCTGGAGGGCAGGGATTCCTTCAGCGGTTTGCTGTAGCGCGGCTACCTCGGCCGTCAGGCGCATGATCGTTGCGTCTTTCTCGGTCGCTGTGCCCTTCAGGTCGGTGAGCTGTTGCTCCATGTTCCCGCTGATTTGCTCGAGACGGTCCTCAAGCTGCTGGCGCCTCCCAGACTCTCCGTGAAACTTAGATTTCCAGGTTTTCCCGTCCTTGGTGCAGACGATCTCGGGATTGGTGCCTGGAACAGGGCTCACGGGAGGCGGGCTCGCCACGGGCGTCACTGGGGGCGCCGGGGCCGTGTCCGTCTTGGGTGAGTCAACTGGTAGAGTCGTTGTCGTTCTACTCCTTGTGTGATATGGGGGCCATTATGCTATGGCCCGGTTTACCATTCTGCGTTGAGGTCCTCGTGGTAGCTGATACACAGCAAGAACACGATGGCCTTGCCTGCAGTTGGCGCCGTGGCGTTGTTCCAGTTGATGTCGATCGTGTCCCCAGTCTCGTAATACTGGGCGCCTGCCACGCCAGCGTTCGGGTCTGTGGTGGGATCGTTGTACACGGCGTCCTGGTCGGCCATGATCACGCCAGCAGCCGTGGACCAGTCCAGGCTGTCGGCCCATCCGTTGGCGATGTTGTCGTCGCCGATGTCGATGTCGGCGCCAGGGGTGGCGGCCAAGAACGCGGTGTCGACGCGGGTCATGACCCTGAGCGCGATCGTGCCCCTCGGGATCTGGCAGCGTGCGACGTAGCCGATCTTGTCCGGGTCAGAGACAAACTCGTCGTGCTCGATAGCCCAAGCCAGCCAGCGGCTGATAGGGCTCTTGCCCGTAGACTGGACGCTGTCCGTGAGGTCTCCGTCGAGAATGGCTCGATAGTCATGAACCACACGGAAGGTCATCAGTACGGTGTCGGGCGTGGCCGTACTTCTCACATATCTTATTGCCATACGTTCCTCCTTATCTTAGAATCCTGCGTTGGTGTCCATCGAGAAGAGGCACGTCAGGCGCAGAGCGCCGGAGGTGTTGCCCGCGCCGATCTGAACCCAGACCTCTTCCATGAGGGCCGTGACGACGTAGCCAGGGATCAGGATGCTCGGTACCGCCCTGCCCACTGCGTTGACGGCCACACCGTCGATGAAGTAGTCAGGGTTGCCTCGTATCCCGACGTCGAGGGTGGTCGTTGCGCCTGCGCCCGCGAAGAGAGTCTGGACGTTGACAATCCAGTCGAGGATCTCCGCGCCCTGGGGCAAGTAGAAAGCCCTCTGCGCCGTTGTGTCCGAGTACGCAAGCGGTATCGTCAGCGAGCGTACCCACTTCATTTCTTGGAACTTGATCTCTGTAGCCATAGGTTCCTCCTGAGTAGATTAAGGCCCCTGGACACGTCTCCACGGCGTGCTCACTGGCCACCAAGGCTAGCCGCGGTCGCTTGAGTGACTTCGGGCCGCTCCCTTGGTTTTCTATGGATAGCTCCTCTGAACTTCGGCCGTAGGCTTTCGCAGCTCGTTGAAGAGCGCGCATCCTTGAACCAGATGCTGAGCGCCGGCGACGAAAGGACGATCTTGCGGGTGCGTCCCGAGGAGCATACAGGGCATTGCACCACCCCGGCGAATTGCATTGAATGGTTGGTCTCGAAAATCTCCGCGCAGTCGTGGCAGATGTAGTCGTAGGCGGGCTTCATGACGCTCCTTCCACGAGTTCGTTGGGGGGCTCTTCCCCCTTGATGATATGCCAGTCGGCCTCGTCTATGCCGTTCTCTGGCGCGTAGGCCCGCGTCTTCCAGTAGTCCTCAGACATCAGGAGGAGCCCGCGATGGAGGGGCTCCCGGGCGGCCGAGTCCAAGTCGAAGATGGTTGGCGTAAAAGACCACACCAGGTAAAAGTCTGGCTCCTCTGCTGATGCGTCTAGGAGCTTTATGACCGCGCCCCCCTCCCCGAAACCAGCGATGTCCTCAGCGTAGAAGATGTCGAACTGGGCAGGGCGGCCATTCGAGACCCACGCAGTGTGAATGTCGTCGTAGCCTTCGTGCGTCGGTGAGACGAGATAGGGCTCGCTCATTAGAGCCTCGGTAGACGGGCGCCCATGTCACGCAACTCGCTCGTGCGCGCCTCCTGCAGCCATTCCTGCAAGTATTCCCACATTTCCTGCTGCTTGGCCAGCTCTGCGGTCTCTATCTCGGCCAGCCTGGCCAGCTCTGCGGCCTCTATCTCAGCCGTCGCGTCCGCTTGTTTTTGTTCTGCGACGCGCTGCCTGCGCTGGGCCGACTTGAGCCTGGGCAGTACCTTGGTGCGATAGTTGGCGGCTTGCTCGGCCGTGATCTTCTTGGCCATTAGCAGTACCTTGATGCGATGCGCACAAGCCTTTAGCACCCGGACGCGCGACTTCCCGCGCCAGGCAGGCAGCCTTCTGATTACCGTGTCGATGTGATCAAGCGTCAAGATCCTTGGGATCATTGCCATCTTACTTTTTCCCTTTCTTGGACTTCTTGCCCTTCTTCCGGCGGGCCACTGTCCTCGCACTCGCAGCGAATCCAGCCCGCTTGCGGGTGGTCGCGTTCTTAGACTTCTTCGCTTTCGCGATGCATGCAGCGGTCACGCCGCCGTAGCCCAGGCGCTTTCAGTACCGTGTGAAGGCTCCGACCGTGCCCTTCTTCTTCATCCGGGCACGGGCCTTGCCCATCCACTTCTTCTTGGCCATGCTTCTCTAGCCGCCCCCGGCCGGCCTACTCAAAGGCCATCACCTGGACTGCGTGGGCGACGGAGTCCGAGTTTGACAGCAAGATCTGGTCGATGCCCAGGCCAGCGTCCTCGTTGGCCACCACAGCTACCGGATCGGCGCCAATATCGTCGGTGCCCGTGCTGTCCAGCTTGAACGACACGCCCTTGCCTCCTATGACGACCAGGATCAGGGGATCCGTCAGCAGGTTCAGCAAGAGTGCCACGTCCGCGGCGGATGCCTCGAGCTGCACCTCTGCCCAGAAGGTCTCGGTGCACTCTTCATCTGCCGTCACGGTCTCCGTGCGCTCAGTCGCCGTGTCATCAAGTGCAGTCGTAACGACTGCTACGGTGTAGTTGTCAGTTGCCATCTAGTCCTCCTTATGGACTGGTATCGCGCCCCATGATGCGGGCCTTATCCTTCGATGCAAGAGCCCACGACAGTTGCCGTGCCGGTTGTCAGTGCCGAGACGTAAAGCCGGACCTCTGTGAGCCCCGCGCATCTCACCTGATACAGGGACTCTGCGACCAGGGTCGTGGTGCCTACGCCCGTAGACATGGCATAGACCATGATGTCTCCCCATGTGGGCACGCCTCTGACGCGCCCTTGGAATGTGCCAACCAGGCCAGTGTTAGTGCCCCCGACTTTGATCACCAGCCAGTTGTGCCCCTCTACCGTGACAGGCGTGCCGCCCGTGGGCGCGTCGGCGCTCTCTATAGCGTTGTGCATGATTTCCATGTGTCGTCTGCTCATGTTCCCTCCACCATCTGACGATATGCCCTGCCCCACCTGCGATACCCTGTCTGGATATTGCGGTGTGCAGCGACCCACTTGAACCCCTGCACGGCGATCTTCTCGCGCAGGCGCTTGTCCCGGACCAGCAGTGAGAGCCCTTCGTACCACTGGTCGTTATTGACCAACAGCCCGTTGTGTCGATTGTTCACTGTTCTGCGGTAGACCGGCATGTTCGTGCACACCGCTACCGCTCCACCTGTCTGTCCCTTTGACAGCGAGCGGGCCGCTGCCATTGCTTCCAGTGCTTTGATAGAAGACTTCGATTGGTTGAACCCGTCCAGTGGATCCAGGCTGCAGCACACAATGTCGAATTGCCGCATCAGGCCCGGGTAGCCTATGTAGGGCACGGGACCTAGCTCTACCAGGTTGTGCAGGCCCTTGAGATAATCCGGGCAGTACCCGGCTGCCACAATGGTCACGTTGCGGTTCTCTGTGGCTATTCGCCTGAGTGCCTCAAGCGGATAGCCCCAGTCGTTGTAGTGGCTTGCTGTGCCAATCAGCCCTATGGCCAGTCCATCTACCGTGCGCTCTGTGTTCATGCACTGCTCCCCAAACCAGCCGGCGTCTACGTGGTTGGGTAGCACCCAGGGCTCATGAGCCGCGAGGGGGGCCAGCTCCTTTGCCAGGTGCGGCGTGGACACCGTGACGTAGTCCACGTCCTGCAGGATCCCCTTGAAGTCCCCTCCCCGTCCTAGCTCGCGGTGGTTGTCGGTCAGGTCGTCGTCCGTGTCAAAGATGACCTGGCCCCCGTGGCGATGTATGGCCTCGATGAACTCGGTGCGGCCCAGGCTGCCCGCAAACAGGCGAGAGGTCACGTAGAGATCCCTGCCCAGGAGGGCGGCGTCTGCCCCGCTCTGCATAGCTTGCCGGATCTCTGCCTGTCCCAGGATCTCCACGGTGAACGAGTCGTCGTTCAGCCCCAAGAATGACAGGGGCGCTATCGCCCGGTAGTAGTTGATAGCAGAGATGCCCGTGACGTGTGCGTGGCGGACGAACACCATTACCCGGATGGGCCCACGGGGCTTCGCAGAGGGGCCGGTAAACTCCGTTTTTCTGACTCGTCGGCGGCTCATGTGCCCGCGAGATAGATATAGACGGTCGTGTCTACGCTGGCCTTCAGGGAGATCCCGGTGACTCCGCTGAGTCCCACAAGCAGGACCTCCGTGCCGAACGACCAGGACTCAGGGGAAAGCCCCTGATACAACTGAATCGTCGCGGCACTGCCAGTGACCTTGATGTAAATGTACTGCAGGCTGGTCATGCGGCACTCAATGTCGGTCTTCACTCCTGCAGTCAGGGGGAAGGCCGTGAGCGCCACTTCCTCATCGTAGCTGCGTCGCAGGAACTCGTCGGCAATCTCGGGGAGCTCTGCCCCGCTACTTCTTCGTCTTATTTGCAGTCTTGTTTCCAGCACTTGGCCCTCCGTATGCCTGTGGCTCTGGTTTGTATTTTTCTTCCGTTTCGGCCTGTTGGTCCATCCACGTCATGATGCGTTCGCGCTCGCCTTCGACGTCTTCAACTCCCATCGCGGTCAGATAGGACTCGATGCTGATACCGAAGCCTGCCAGCCGCTCGATCATCTCGCGGTGCTTGACTTCCTTGTCCAGCGGGATCATCTCGGGCCAGAGCTGCCGGATATTCATTCGCGCTATAAGGGAGGGCAGTAGTCCCTCTGGCACCGATGCGCCCAGCTTTGCCAGGTCGCCCTTCTTGACAACCAGCGTCCGAAGGATCGCCTTGTCTAACTGGGTCTTCGCGTCTGCGAAATTGCACCTTACCGTGATCGCGTGAGCAATGCTGGTCCACATGCGCTGCGCAATCGCGGGGCCCGTGATGCGGCCAGAGCTGGTGTCGTCCAGCCCAAAGACGGCCGGGCTGATGCGTGACATCATCATCCAAAAGTTAAGGAGCGTGTTAGGGAACCTGGACAGCTCCTCCGGTAGGTCGGGCATCGGAGCAGACGATACGGTCGGCTTGGCCGAGCCGCCCTGCATTGGGCGGGTACGTCCGATGTCCACAATTTTTGCCACCAGTTGCCCGTTGGCAGTGACCCGTTTCACGTTCAAGGTGTGGCCCAGGTCCGAGCCGACCCATATACCTGGGAGAGATTTGCGCACAATGTCTGCCAGGTCCGCCACGCGAGAGTTGATTTCCAAGACGAGCTCGCGCTGGCGAGGCACCATGCTGTCCCCGAAAAGCTCTTGTACTGAACGCTCATGTGGGACGTAGAAGATAGGCACAAAGCCCAGGGGGTTCTCTCCTTTGAGAAAGATCCTCTCCTCTTCCCACATCACAGACACCACCTTGTCATCCACGGCAATCTGGTAGTCGTATGGAGTCCAGTGCTCCATATAGAGTGCTGTTGGGGCATCGGTATTGATGCCATACTTGACCTTGGCGTCTGCGGCCGAGATCTCGTAGCCCACGTAGCACTCTGTGAGCTTCCAGGGATTCAGCCAGTCCCATGTCGGCTGTATATTTGACGGGTTCTTGATCAGGCGCACGGCCATCCCGTAGGGCAGGTCAAAGATCTCCCAGGGCTCCCACGATAGCTTCAGTACCGTGCCGCCATATACCATCATTGCCAGCAGCGCTTCTTGCTGCAGGGGCCCCCCGTGGCTGGGCAGCCACACGCCCTCGTTGATGACAGCGTCCAGCTCCTCGGCTCTTTCTGCCCCCACCTTGCGGTCCGTGGAGGCGTATACGAACAGGGCGTCGTCTTGGTCAGGCATTCCCCTGGCCAGGTCTCTGTGTATCGTGCAGCCGAGCTCGGCCAAGTTAATGTCCAAGGGATAGCGCTTAACGGGCCTGCCCTCGTTGTCCCGCGTCGGCGAGGTGGCACCCAGCTTGGCGCCGTCAAACCACTGGCGGTACTGGGCACACAGCCGTCTTCGTGCCATCCAATTCGGATCGTTCCAGATGTCGCGGTCTGCCATAGACTCTCCTCAACAAAAAAAAACGCCGCCCTGGTTGGGGCGGCGTTGCTCGCCAAATATCAAGATTCTGTTGTCATTACAAGACAAGATTGTCTACATACGGCTACGGCTTGTAGTCGGGCACGTCGATCCGCAAAAAGTAGCCACCGTCCGGGTTCTGCCGCAGAACCCCGATCACGACGGTGGTGGTTTGGCCTCTCCACTCGACCGATCCTGTAGGAGTGCAGTACATTAGGTGCTTGCTCTGGAGGCGGCCAAACTGGTCTTTGTACCAGAGCAGTACCCGTCCACCCTCGTCAACTTCGATGCCAGAGCAGGGGCGGCCTTGTTGATCACGGATCATACCATACTCTCCAGGATTGTCAAGCTGGGGACCGAAGCTGCTCGCATTCGTAGCCTCCCCGGCGGATCAGGTCGTGGTGAGCCTTGCCCGCTGACTCGGCTACCCGCAGGCCGAGCCAGATGTCCTCGGGGACACTGAAGTAGACGTACAGGGCCCCGTTCTGGAACTCCACGACAAGCGTGCCGTGCATCCATCCCCACGACTTGATGTTGGAGCTGGGGACCGAGGGCTCGCGCACAATGGTCAACGGACTGATTTCATCTGGCATGTCTGTCGTCCTCCTCGTAGCGTTGGTATGCATTTCCTGCATGGTCTGCGTAGGTCAAGAGTCCTTGGTCTGCTACCCTTGGATAAAGGTACATATACAGCTTGTCGAGCGCCCACTGCCTGAACTGGAACTCCAGAGCCTTGATAGCTGCCTGGGCCAGCCAGCACGACGCCCTAGACCCCCATGCGCGCATGGCGATCATCTTGGTTTGTGACCACGAAGCCATCGTCTTGCGATTCATATTCCCCCTCGTCTGTCCATCTGTAGTGCAGGGCCAGCTTGTCCCAGAACACGCCCTCGATCTGGAATGCCCTGCACAGCACTAGCACCGATGCGATTATGTCATCTGCCAGGTTCTTCTTCCCAGGGTTGAAGATCCTGGCCTGGTGCCATAGCCCTTTGATGTAGGGCCAGGCAAACATCTGGTCCTGCATCAACTGGGTCATGATCGTCACGGCCCACCGCTTGATCGCTACCGACCCCCCAAAGAAAACCATCTGGGTGGGCCAGTCAAAGCCCGTCCCCCCAAATCCGCCCGCGAGGTCCTCGAAGGCGGACTGGACATTGCCCGCATCATAGAAACAGGGGGCGCGGTAGAACAGCATGTGGCGCTTGGCTATTTCGATCCACTGGTTATAGGACCCGTCCCCGTCCATCCACTCGAACCCCACCAGCTTGATGCCAAAGGGCTCGAGGAAGTGAGTCACGTCCCACGTCGTGATCACGGGCACGTTCTGCGACGACAGGGACCGAAGGGCGGTCTTGCCTGGATCTCCAGTCACGAGGTAGTTGTGCCCCGCCTCACGCATGAACATGTATTTGCGCACGCCGAAATCGTCGGTGTGCCCCTCTGCCGCTACAAGCTCGTCCATCTCATAGACGCGGCACGCCTCCAGGAGACGCGGGTTGATGCCCATCCCCTCCATGGCGGCCGACATCTGCCCTCCGTGCCAGCGGTTGGCCTCATGCTCGCTCATTGTGCGCCGCTGCCGCGCGAGCTGCCGCTTGGTCACGTAGGGATTGGAGTCCGATGTCAGGCCCTCCAGAACGACTATGTCTTTGTGTCCTTGGGACATCAAGGTCTCGTACTTTGCCATGAGGGCGAGCAGTTCTGGGTTGGGAGCCGGGTTAGTGATCCATGTCAGCTTGCCCCACCTCAGCTCGCCGGTGGCACGTGTGCCACGGAGGCGAGTGCCGAGCTTGTGCTCAGCGACCTCAATTTGGCCTAGTAGGGCGGCCTCGTCACAGTTAATCCAGTCATACTCGCCGCCGAGAATGCCGCTTGCGTCGAGGCCTACCGTTTGGCACGTAAACGTGGATGGGTAGCCATCGTAGACCTCGACGGTGATAACAGGGTGGGGGCGCTCTACCCACAACTCATGTGCCCCTCGTGATGGGACAATGAACCTGCGGAACGGGCTTTCTTTTGCGCACCACTTCGAGACCTCTCCTAGCATCAGGGACGCCTGGTAGCTGGTCGGGGCCACGTTCAGCCACCGAGAACCTGGGTATATGGCAGCATAGGCCAACATGGCCACGGCCACGGAGGCCGTCTTTCCCGTACCCGTGCCCGTGATCGCGAGCCCCAGGTTGATCGCAGGAGAGATGAACTCCTTGATCCACGGCAGCGTCAGGAACCCGTGCCGCAGCAGGAACATGGGCTCTCCCATGTAGTATGGATCCCACGATACCAGCAGGGTTGCGGTGGTTCCTTCTATCTTGGCCTGGAGCTCAGCGTCTGGCTTTCCCTGCTTCGTCCAGAGATCGTGGAGCATCCCATACTGCTCCACGCGGTCTTCTGGAGTGTACCAGGAGCCGCTGAGGGGCAACCGGAAGAAGCGCTCGGTGAACGGGCTTAGGTCGCCCGTGCGCCGAGCCGCGTCGAAGGCCGCTTGCTCCTCGGGGGAGAGGATTACAGCCATGAGAACCTGGCGCTCTGACAACCCGAGCATAGCGCCGGGCGCCCTGCATAGGTGTTGCCGCAGAAATGGCACTCCCACATGCCCTGCACCACAGCGGGGCCCCGGCCGATGCTGATGCCACCAAGCAACACTGACAGCTTGGCCACCACCTCAATCAGGCCCGCAATGGTGAATATGAGAAGAATGACCTGGCCCTGATTCAACTGCTTCCTCCTTGGGAGGGCGTTACCATATTATCCAGTTGCGAACCAGCCACCGCTCGAGCCGCTTGCCTGCGCGCCTGAGCCACGCCCTCGCTTGCTGGCGCCGTCCTACCCTCCGCACATAGAGGGTGGCAGTTGTTGCCTGCGTCACCTCAAAGCGCTTGTTGCCAAAGCGAATGACGTCGCCTTTCACGAAAAGGCCCGCCGACAGAGCGTCTATCTGAATATCCATAGCTACATCTCGTCTTCGTCCAACAGGTCCAGGCGCATCAACAGCCTGGTGAGCAGCGTGCCCAGGCGGAGCCAGGCCCGGGACAGTTGCCAGCGCGCCCGGTCGATTTTGGGTCGTCGTCCGAACATATCGCGCTCCCAACAGGCGCCAGGGAACGGGCCACAGACCAGGTCGTCACTTTCCATTGCTTCCTCGATCCACTCGCCGACATCGTTTTCTGGCATCTACTTCTCCCTTATCTCGAAATCAGGCCCCATTGTCCAGGTGGCGTGCTGTGTGCCCCGCAGGCGGGTGTGGAAGTCACCGTCACGCCCCAGGAGTTCCAAGTTGTACTTGGCGTCTGGGGTATCGCGTCTGTTGAAGATCTTGTGGTCCAGGTGGAAAACGGGGTTGACAATGGTGGCGTCGATGACAGGGACATTGCGTTCGAGGGCGATGCACATGAGGTCCGTGTCCCATGCGAAGCAGCCCAGCTTGTACGGCGGGATTTCGTCGCCCCACACGTCGCCACGGGTTATGAAGTAGTCCATCCCCGAGGTGGGGTGCAGCCGAGTGCGTTTGTCAGCCATCACGCTTGAGATCAAGCGGTCGCCCCATTCCGGGTCCTGGAAGTCCACGTCGTAGTCGACGGTCGTGTCCCATCGCTGCCCCAAGATCATCCAGGGGGGAGGCACCTCGCCATTCACAACCAGCGCGGCCTCAAAGAGGCGCGGGGTGACCACGATGTCGGCGTTGATGTAGCACAGGACATTAAACTGTGCTGCCGCCCGGGCGGCGCGGAAGAGGTCGCTGACGATCGGCTTGCCGGTCTCGCTGACCTCCACGCTGTGCATTTCCAGACCCGTGGACATCGCATCTGACGCGGAGCCGAAGAACAGCACCTCGCAGTCAGGCACGGATGCGCGCCAGCTCTGGATGGCCATCTGCTGAGTTGGCCCGAGCTTGTATAGGGATGTGTAAAAGCTGATCACTTTTCAATCCTTTCGGGGGAATCCCCCATATCAGGGCTGACGCCCTGTGCTGCCTCCGGCCACACCGTCACCGTGGCATGGATGCCTGGGGCAGCGGCATGCAGGATACCAGAGAGCCAGGCAGCGGTTCCGAGCAGCCCTCTGTCCGGGTCGACTTTTTCCATCACAATCGTGGCGAGGTATGTCACGGTCATTTCTGTCTCCTTCGAGGCGCGCCCACGATAGCCAACAGGAAGACTACCCCGGCGCCTGATAGTGTTATGGGCCAGCCCAGCGCAATGAAGATGAACCAGGGCCATACTCCACTGAGCTCTCCGCCCCCTTCTATGATCCCCTCCGTGAAACGATACACAGACAGGGCCACCAGGAAGTACCAGACCAGAAATGCTACATGCCAAATGCTCATTCAGGCTCCTTTCATTCTGATGATCTTGTGTAGCGCGTACCGCGCGATCGGCACAGGCGTGAAGTAGGTACATGCGACATTCATGATGTGCTGTCGCATATCTTCCATCCTCTTGCTGCTGATGCTAGCCAACATCTCGCAGTGCCACAGCAAGTCATTGGTGAAGGTCAGCAGAGGGCCCGGGACCAGCTCATCGAGCGGGTAGTCTGAGGTGTCCAGTGGGGGCTTGCGCATCAGCACGACGCACCCGCATGCCCATGCCTCCCATTGCCGCTTCGACTCCCACTGGTGTCGAGAGATGCCTGGGTGGATCAGAACGCTTGCTCCTGCTAGTGCTCGGTAGTACGCTGTGTCCACCGACCATCTGTGCCAGCTATGGATGTTCTTCTCTGTGCGCCCTTGTTGCGGCACCCATTCTGGCCAGGTCTGCCCCCCTCGTATAACCCGACTCTCAACGGAGACTCCACGCACACTGTGTCTCGCCGGAGCGCCAATGAACTCAAGGCTTTTCCACTCATGTCCTGTAAGCATCTTGTGTGCGTCCTGGCGATAAGGGCCTGCTCCCATCACATGCAAGAAGTACAGGGTGCGCTCGCACCGAGCTGTCATCTCCGTGTACTCTGGCATGATCCCAAATGGCAGGTAGTGAGTGGGGTGGCCTGGCTGATTCTGCCCCGCGAAGACGATGTCGGGCTCATAGCTCCCGAGGGGCTCGATCCATCGGCGCGTGGCGAAGTGCCTGTCCTTCTGCTCTTGCGTGGCGCCGGCGTATCTCTGCTGGTACTTTTGGTACTTCTCCCTCCAGGTAATGCCCCAGTGGTTGTCATCCCCGTCTACGAGCACGTTTGGGGCCCCATGCAGGCCGAATCTGTCATAGTGGCTCCACCGTGTACCCCAATGCAAGTTAGACAGCACAAAGTCAAACTGCGGGATGCTTGTGCAGGGGACAACAGTGCCAATGTTCCAACTGTTTATGTTCGGCTTCTCAATCGTGCAGATCGTGAAGCCGAGAGAATGAAGGCCGCGCAGCAAGGTAATTGTCGGCGCGTCATACGACTCGGACCCAATATACAGAATGGCCTTGTGCTCGTACTCGTCCTCAATGCCCCGCGCGGCCTCACTGATCTGTGCTAGCGCTCCCATTTCCTCATCTTCCATGTCTGATGCGGGTCCCTGGCATACGCGACAACCATCTCCCCCCACTCGCCCTCTCGTTCTTCCTTGGACACCTGGTATTCCCCAAAGTAGAACTCTGGTATCACTTGCTGGTACACACAATGCTTGTGAAGCCTGTGTGCCAGGTAGCACTCCGATGCCATGTCGGTCTGGTTCACGCTCTGCATTACGTATTGGAGCTCCTTGATCTTGTACATGCCGACGCTGCATGCCCCGTTGTGGCGGTAACGACTCGCTGGTGCCCCAGGCTTCGTGGCACAGGACACGTAGTTACAGGCACCATAGTAATACAGCCCCAATTTCTTGTTGCGGGGGTGGCCCTCGGGCTCCATCAGCGCGTACATAACCTCGAAGAAGCTTGTGTCATAGTGATTGACCAGAACGAAGTCCTGGGTGCATGAGAAGACCAGGTCCACTCCGTCGAAATCAATGCGCGCGTATGCTTCGGCGGCTACTTTATTGAATGCAACCAGGTGGTCCTGGCCCCGATTGCTCAACCTTTTGTCCCACCGCTCATATCTGATACCACGCCTATACAGCCAGTTGAGGACGCAGGGCCGATCAGCAACCCAATTGAGGAAAACGACGTGCTCGACGTCCCAACGGAGATCGCGGCCCATGACCTCAAAGTTGTGCTCCCAGACTGGGAAGTTCTTTGGCCAGAAGTCCCTCAACTCCGGCCGTGTGTCCCAGAAATGTATCGCCAGGATCCTCACGACTGCTCCTTCCACGTCGCCCCCAGGAATATCCTAGAGTCTCCGCCGACGCGCGCGCACTCCCGCAATCGGCGGGCGACTGGGACGCGGCCCTGCAGCAGTTCTATGCGATAACCATGATGCCACAAGATTTCCAGAATCTCCAGGGGATCCCGATCAAAGTATTCCTTGATCCTGTCCATGTGTACCTCAATGACCATGATCGGGTGGTGCTCCTCAATGGTCTCCAGGGCACCGTCTAGGAGGTTGACCTCTGCGCCATCCACGTCGATCTTGA